CTGAGCTATATAACCCGTTTTTGAACACAGTTCATTCGTTGATGCACAATATGGGCAATGCATGTAGGAAGAATTGCCCTCGCAGGGACAAATACCCAAAGGAGATCGCAAAAGATGCTGATTCTCACCATTCCTCCAAGCCCGGAAGGAACGAGAATAATGACTCTTACAAACATCATTAAGCCAAGCACAAAACAAGTTAACCTTCATGTCCTTGCAAAGCAAAGTGTCACCGGCGGCCACAGTGATTTTCTCTTCACCAAGACCAATGCTCCATTTATGTGCGAACTTGTGGGTCACAAATCGCTCGACCATCAACTCGCCTACAGACCATTCCGTGTCTCGGGCATTCAAAGCACGCTCCTCAGTGATAACGTCAAACAGCTGATACTTGGCATTGTCAGTGGTATTGGCCAATGCCGCGACCTTGGGATGGTCTTTATCCAACCCACCGGCATTATTGGCATAGACTTTATCCAACCGAACCCTGATCTCCTTAATTCGGCGTACGAAAGCGGGAAAATGGATGGAAAAAAGATCACCATAAGAACAACGATCGTTTGCCGTTATAATGCCGCCCACAGGGGTGAAATAATTATCATCCTTTGTAGCGCCACCATCAAGGCTGGTTAGTGCCGCAGCTGGTTGCAAAGATGTGGTGGTCTCGGCAATGTTCATGACGGTGTGAACAATGTTACCCGTGGGGGTTACCAGATCGGGGTTCAAAGGGGTGGGATCCTCTTTACGGACCAACAAGACTGGAACTCCACGCTGCTTGTAATTAATATACTCGCTCTCTAATGATTGAGCACTAACACATGCTTCTGGCATCTCATAACCAATCTTGGCCCCTGCCTGGATCAAAGCTGGGTACTGTATATCGGGCTTGAGACCCTCATCAACAATGTGGGCACACATAATGGGTGCAATCAACTTATCCACAACAGTTGACTTGCCGACACCAGCAGCACCACTAATTATCAAGGTCAAACCTTCAGCCTTACGAAAGGAAACACTCCTGGGTGCAACCTTGGAAAGGGTAATCAAACGGTCAACCATCCTAGTCACCGCGGCCACGGTAGCGGGTGAACCAGTGCCCTTAGACAACATATCTTGCAAAACAGCAGCCAACACTGTAGCGCAATGGCACAAACCATCTGACCACTCCATCGGTGAAGAGCCATCACCACCTTCCAGATCCCTCCTCATTTGAATGAACTTCTCATTGGTGGAATTATAAACTTGGGTTGGCAACCTCTTAGTCACTGGTGAAAAACAATCCTCCCGATCACACCAAACAATGCCCCGAGAATCCACAGGGGCACAGGTCTCATAATTGTTATTGATGAAAAAGAAAAATTGCTCCAATTCTGCGGTCGGGTTTAAACCACAAAAACGACCCATATCGCAATGGAAAATGGCGGAGGTGCAATTCTTAGTGGCCGCAACCACCAGTGCTAGGCCTTCCACAAAATGGGGAAAAGTACCGGCGACCAGGGCAGAAGCCAAAATAGGGCCAGCTCTACTAGCAGCAAAAGAAGTCAAGCCAGTAAGACTCATCTTGGGAGGAATCTCTCCTTGCTTCAAGGACATTATCAAAATTGCCGAAGAGGCGAGCGCAGCAAGTCTAGAGACAAGCGCAGCCAAATCACTGTGGGCGACAGCGTTGAGGTCCTCCATCAGGCCCTTTGTCTGGAAACCTTTGGCCTTATAACCAGTCTTCCAGCCCTTTTGAGCCACATGGGTTGACTTATAGTACAAAGAATCAATCGTGGGAAAAGAAAAACCAAGTCCTTCGGTGAGGAAATTCGTAAACGAAGTGGTGTCCACAAATCCTCCAAAAAGATCATAAATGGCGGTCTTAGTCGTCTGGGCCCAAATATTGGTAAAATCTAAAGAGCGACGAAAAGAATTAACTAACAACAAAATTTCAGCCCATCCACTCTTATTAAGAATGGCTGAGGAGAGTTTATAAGTACAATCTACAAAATTGGCGACAATAGATGCTCGTTCTGCATACTCCCCAACAACGTCCTTGAGGTTACGAGCTACTACGTCTTCTAAATAGGAGCGAGAAGGGCCCCAATTGGAAATAAATACGGCAGGATTACCGCCGGAGCCCCACACGGACTCCAAAAAGCCACCCTTGGCTTGAAAAGATCGGCCATCCAATACGGCCAACTTAAAACGACGTAAATTGTCGTCAAAATCCGTAACAAAACGGTGGAAAAATTTTCGACCAGAGCACTTTGTATCAGG